GTATAATCACCGTCAGGGGCACTGGCTCCATTCCATAATATCTCAAAAGTAGACATATCAATGGTTGGAAATCCCATACCACTTCTGGTGAATCCACGGTAAATGAAAGCGTCTTCGAATAATTCACGTCCTCTCCACCCAAAGGTAGCTGATGGCGTGTATTCCAAATAATTATTCCACGTGAACGGTGAATTTGGCCTTGGAACGGCCAATTTTGGATTCAAAAATCTCAGAAACACCAAAATCTCAACAGATCCTGGGACAGTATCCGGAGCGATCAAGCTATTCAGCACATAAACACCGAAAGTTCCTAGAGCATAATTCTGTATTGGGTCCGTAACAGACTCACCTTCATATGTTCTCAAAAATTCAGTTTGCGCATTGAACGGAATCACTTCAGTGTGTATATAGTTTGTACACTCATCGTTCGGGGCAAAGTTCATGTTCGAAGAATAGTTCACATTTCTCGATCCAAGTACCAATCCGGGAGCTCCATATGCCATAAGGGCTTGTAAGCGAACAGAGTGAAATTTAGTTTGTACGGAAACAAACGTAAGTTCCACATCGCACCTCCAAAACATAAACTGATTCAAAATAGCAATATTGATAGGAATATTATTCCCTTCAGCAATGCCAGCTCTTGTGTTCAAAGTGATCTTGTAAAGTTCAGTACCAACAGGGGTATCTCTATCAACAGAAAACTTGGTCAACAAGGTCTGGTGTGCCAATAGTGTCTCAAATTTAGTTTCAGCAGGATTGAAAATATCCATTTGCTGACGAGCCAATGTAGCGGGCTTCAATTGTAAATCGGTGGTCGGTCTCACACCATGTGAGGCAGCCATGGAAGAAAAATGTTGTACCATGGGTAAAGCACCTGATGCCAATGGAGGATTATCCAAAGGCATTGGAATTTTCACATCAGCAGAAAGATCTTGATGGGCTTCAGCAGCCGCATTATTTGATATACCTTCAATAGGCATATCTCCTCCTGCATTCCAATAGTTGCTTATACTCGTGGATGAACTATTTCCTTGGGCCTCAAATGGTCCGTCGAAAGAAACCATTTCTGGAATTGATTCTAAACCTGTAACAGTATAAAACTTATTCCTTCCTGGTTCCGCGTCCAATGGTCTCGGTATTGTAAACTTAGAGCCCGGAAAAGCTGAATAAACAGTCAGAGTCACTTCATTGTTGTCTACTGCAGATAGTGCAGATAGTGGTGTCACATAAAGTGTCCCTAACGATTCAGTATCCCGTGCAATGGTATTCATCACCGAGCGTAAGTAAAGATAAGGGATCGTCAGAGTGTATGTTGAACTCTGATCGGGTTGAATCTTGACATGTGAACATGTTGTTATGTTCGCTAACTCAACTGGATACGCAGCCAATGGCACAAAATATGCCACTAGTAAACCTTGTTGAAAAGGTGTTGCGTTTATTTGGAAAGATATTTCTATATCTCCCTTCCAGAAAACAAAGCGATCAAAACCCATGTTTTGCACATTGTCAGGTTCACCAAGAGCTAACAATCCAAAAGGCAGATCTGTTGTAAAGATCGGCACTCCGGGAATGTCAGCTGTTGTCCAATCAAATTGTCCTCGAAACACTCTCGATTCTGTGCCAAAGTCAATTCCCATCGCGGTTTCATTAACAGCTTTAGTAGCCATAAAATCTGCCTGATGATTATTGAGTCTAACACCATCCACAAGCTTGTGCTCATTCAGCTTTGCCAATGAGTTAGCAGGTGGGCCTTGGGCGAAAAATCCAAATGGAAAGTCCTCTCCTGAAGCGGCTGTTCTACTTGCAACAGCTCGTTGCATTTCACTGCAAACGGGCATGTCAATGGTTTCCAAATTCACTTCAAATAATGCTTTGTTAATTGCATCACAGAACCAACCATAATAGTCTTCTCCCCAAATACTTGCCAATTCCATCGCCATCTTACATTCGTCACGTATCGTTTTGTTCCGGTTTCGCGTCCAGTGTATCATTTCTTGCAAAGTTTTCTTCTTCAAAGCTCCACAGTATTTCCCATTAATAAGTACAGGGTGTGCACCTAAAAATGTTATATCTTCGAATTTTCTAAATTCATCCTTAAGTTCTTCATCTTTTGAGTCAGAGGTATAAGTATGTCCAAGTTCTTTATATGTATCTCGGATTTTAAAAGGTGACATATTGTCTTTAACTTCATCACTAAAGTTATAAACATGATCATCACCACCTACTTTCGCTCTGGCATGTTCGTCAAAGACCTTAGTTGGATTCCTTTTTGCGAAGATATATCTGACATGATTCTCATGTGTAATATTATTCATTATTGTTGTCAAAAACAATCCTGAAAAATATGTCACAAGAAAATAAATTAGCTTATCAGAAATTGCAAATCAAAACCTTACTGAGCAAAATCATTTTATTTCATCTCCAATCGTTCCTCCTCGTCCCATCTTTCAAATTCTTCTTACCATTAGTGGCACA